GTTGAATAATAAAATTTACTCATTATAATCCGTTTCTTGTTAAAATATCATTTCTAACGTTAGTTAAATTGTCACCAGTTAGCTCTTTGCCAAACAAAACAAATTCAAAAACGTGACCATTTATATTTGTAGAATTATTTCTTTGCGTAAATAATTGATCAATAGCAAAAGTTGCAAGCAAGGAAGAAGCATTAGTACCACTAGCTGGAGTTTCATTAAGATGCTCGCCGTTATTTCTAAAAACTTCTATTACCTCGTCTTCACTTCTAACCACTTCGTACATAAACTTTGTATCAACGCTTAAAGTTTTTCCACTAGTATAATCGAATATAACAGTTTCTGATCCATTTCTAGCTTTATGTCTGTAGCCATTATTGTCTGTTATTCTAATAAAGTTTCCAGAGTTGTCAGATTTTCCAATCAAAGTTTGATTAGTGAGAGTGTCAAGATCTAAAACAGCAAATAGATGAAAACGAGTTAACAATAGTGATGATGTTAAATTAAACCTATCATCAGTTCCGTCAAGTAAAGCACCACCGCCATCAGCCTGTGGTTGAAAGCTGGCTGTAGTTTGAACTGCGTGATTATTATTTCCAGACTCATCGTTCCATTGCGATATGTTACCACTGTTTAAAGTCTGTGTGCCTGCGTTTTTCAACCAAACCGATAAATCAGGTACATTTGCTATGCTAAACGTAGAAGAACTAATATAAGGCATGCCTGATATGCTATTTGCTAATCCTAGCATTATTCTCCGAAGTAACAGATTATACCGCCATCAGTATCGTCAGCGTTTAAAGATACTGAATCCCATCTTCCATATATTGTTAGTCCAGCAGGAAATTTTTGATCGCTATCAATTGTTTGTCCACCTACGCCAGAGTGTCCAAATTTTTTCTTTTTTAAAAAAGTAACTGTAACGCCATCGCTTATACTAGTATTTGCTGCAAGTTGTATTTCTTTAGTGTTATCACCGTCAGGATCTAAAGTTAATACAGTACCAAGTAAAACACCAGTTGACGTAAGATATACTTCATCTCCAAACTCTATCTGATCTGCTTGACTTACGAAGTTTTCTTGATCAAATATTACTTTAGCTGCAGAACTAACAGCTCCATCGACTGTTCTAGTATAAGTACCTTTTGAATTAGCTGACTCTGCAGTGTTAGGAAACTTAGTTGGCTCTTTAGCTATTAAGCTATCAAGAGTAGTTTCTGCCAGAAATGTTATAGCTATTATAGCAAGTTCTTCTGGAGCTGTTACTGTGTTAGCAGCTGTATCTGCAAAAGCTGATCCAAATTGACCAAAGCCATAAGCTACTTCTGTTGAATTTTGTCCCATTTTATTTTTCTTTTATTTGTTCGTTTTTCTTTGAGCTTCCACCGAAGAAGAAGTCGATTATTGTATTTACTTTAGCACTCATAGCGCCAAATATCGTTGATATAAAGCTTATTTCAAATTCACCTAAGTCTATTGATTTTGTAACAAAATAGTTAAACATTACAAATGTAATGCCAAAATAAGCTATAGTAAATAACGTTGCTAATACTTTTTGAATAATAGCATCGTCTTTATACATATCGCGTGCAGACTTTCTATCTTCTACTTCTTTTGCAAAAGCTTCACGCTCTGCATCTAATAATAGTTTTTTGAGAGCTAGCTTTGCTTCGTCTCTTTCTTTGTCTGTAGTAATTACTTTATCGAGGATACCTTCTGCATTGTCTACTATTTTACCGAATAAACCTCCTACTAAATTGTTTATCATATCTTATTGTTTTCCCAAGGAAGCTCTCTACTACCTTCTTCATATCTTTTTCCAGTATGTGGATCTATAATATAGCCGTTATCTCTTATCCAAGTCTCACCTTTATAATAAACAGCATAATCATCATAAGTTTCACTACCTATTTTCATTGCTGTTATATGTTGCATTTCATGAGCTATAGCCTGCTGCATAATTTGACTATCTACATCAATATCTTTACTCACATAAA